AACTACTATTGTAGAACAAAGAGATATAACTAAAACCACTAACGAAAATCAAAGACCTAGTTATGAAAAAAGATGGGAGGAGATTGTTGAAGATGATGGCACGTACAAAGGAATGAATTTTGAAGAATGGAAAAAAGAATCAATACAGTACAACATAGACAATCCTACTAGTAATAGTACAAGTACAGATATAAACGTTGGTGACTGGGAAATTGTTAGCGAAGAAACTGAAGAAATTAATTAAATAATGTCAAAAAAGAAATTTAAAGATACTACGGTAGGTCAATTGTTATTTGGTGCTGCTTCTGTAATAAATCCTACATTAGGAAATGTATTACAAGGAGTAACTTCTCCTAAAGAAGCTATAGCTGAAATAATAAAATCAGATGCTCCTGCAGATGATAAGATAAAATTACAACAAATAATATACGAACAACAGAATAAAGAAATAGAAGCTATAACATCAAGGTGGGAAGCAGATTCTATGTCTGATTCTTGGATGTCAAAAAATGTACGTCCATTAGTTTTAGTATGGTGTATTGTTGTATTTTCTTTTGCAGGTATACTAGATAGTGTAGAAACAATACCTTTTCATATAAATGAATTATGGAACGATACTTTTGAAAAAGTCATGATGGCTGTTGTTCTAGCTTATTTTGGTGGTCGAAGTAGTGAAAAGGTTACAAGCATATTCAAAGGGTAAATATAGATAAAAATAAGTGATTATATCTATAGAAGTATTAAATTAAATTAATTAAAATTAAATAAAATGAGTGAAGAAATTAAAAAAATAACAGAAAAAGAATTTGAAACAGTAAAAGATTTTCAAACAAAATTAAATAATATAGTATTTAATATTGGATTAGTAGAATCTCAAAAACACGGTTTTTTACACGAGTTAGCTGGTGTTAATCAAGATCAAGAAGAATTCAAAAAAGAATTAGAAAATAATTACGGTTCAATAAATATAAATTTAGAAGACGGTTCTTACACGGATGTTGTAGTAGAAGAAGAAGAAGAAAATGAGTAGTGTAATACGTAAAATTAGCATTGGTGCTGATTATAAAAATAATGCCATGCATTATTCAGTGGGTCAAGAAGTATATGGTAATCATATAATTTCTCATATTTTATTTGAAGAGAAAGATAATTCATATAATATTCATATAAAGAAAAGTGGCGAAATATTACCTTGGAAAAAATTTAACTCACAAATGGCTATTTCTATTGAATACGATTTAGAGTATTAATGAGAAGTTTATATGATTTTATTATAGAACCTATAGGTGATAGGTATGCTAATAGTAAAAAAGTAGGTAAAAAAGATTTAATTTTAAATACAAAAGTTGAATCTTGGAAATTTGTAAATAGGTTGGCAAAAGTAATTGAAACACCAATTGCTTTTTCTACACCTATTAAAAAAGGAGATATTATTATTGTTCATCAAAACATATTTAGAAGGTTTTACGATATGAGAGGTGTTCAAAAAAATAGTAGATCTTATTTTAAAGATAACATGTATTTTGCGGGTATGGATCAAATATACTTATACAAAAACAATGATACATGGAAGTCTTTTGGTGAAAGATGTTTTATAAAACCATTAAAAAATTCTGATTCTTTAAAGAATAGAAAAGAAGATCCTTATATTGGGTTGTTAAAAATTGGTAATAATTCATTAGAAGCATCTAAAATTAACCCAGGTGATATGGTAGGTTTTAAACCAGGTGCTGAATGGGAGTTTTTTATAGATGAAGAACGCCTTTATTGTATGAAATCAAATGATATTGTAATTAAGTATGGAGATAAAGAAAATAAAAAAGAATATAATCCAAGCTGGGCATGTGGCAGTTGAAGAACTGATTAAAGTTGCTAAAGAACCGATTATAGATTTTGGACCAGATATTTCCGCAGACAGATTAAAAAATGCTGCAGCTACAAAAAAACTAGCTATATTTGATGCTTTTGAAATTTTATCAAAAATAAATGAAGAAGAAAATATCATAGAAGGTAAAGTTGAACAAGAAACTAAAAAACCTAAAGAATTTAAAGGTTTTGCTGAAGGAAGATCTAAGTAATGTATCAACAAACCTTATATAAAATATTAGATAACCATATTAAACCTAAAATTATTAAAAAAAATAATAGGTATAAAAAATGGGATTATGGATATAACGTAGAACATGATGTTATAGTTATATCTAAAACAGGTGAAATAGGTGAAATATACGAAATACAAAACCTTAAAATAGCTTTACCTAAAGAAAAAGAAATAATTAAATTTAAAGATAATAAATTTGAGTATCAACCTCTACCTAAAGAATTAAAAAGAATTAAAACTATTTTTGATTGGGAAGATTATCCTTTAGATTTTAAAGAAACTTGGTACGATTATATTGATAAAGAATTTACTCGTAGAGATGAAGGATTTTGGTTTTATAATAATGATGTAAAAACTTATATAACTGGAACCCATTACATGTATTTACAATGGAGTAAAATTGATGTAGGTAAACCAGATTTTAGACAAGCAAACAGATTATTTTTTATATTCTGGGAAGCTTGTAAAGCTGATGATAGATGTTATGGAATGTGTTATCTTAAGAATAGACGTTCAGGTTTTTCATTTATGGCTTCAGGTGAAACAGTTAATCAAGCAACAATATCTTCTGATAGTAGATACGGTATATTATCAAAATCAGGACCTGATGCAAAAACAATGTTTACTGATAAAGTTGTACCTATATCAGTTAATTATCCTTTCTTTTTTAAACCGATTCAAGATGGTATGGATCGACCTAAAACAGAGTTAGCTTATAGAGTTCCTGCTAGTAAATTCACTAGACGTAAACTTGAAAACAACGAAACAGTTGAAGACTTACAAGGTCTTGATACAACTATTGATTGGAAAAATACAGGTGATAATAGTTATGATGGTGAAAAATTAAAACTATTAGTACATGATGAAAGTGGTAAATGGGAAAGACCTAATAATATTTTAAATAATTGGAGAGTTACAAAAACAACATTAAGATTAGGTAGTAGAATAATTGGTAAATGTATGATGGGTTCAACAAGCAACTCATTAGACAAAGGAGGCGATAACTTTAAAAAATTATATGATGATTCAGATGTTACACAACGAAACGCCAACGGACAGACTCGTTCGGGACTCTATTCTTTGTTCATACCTATGGAATGGAATTACGAAGGATACATTGATTCTTATGGATTACCTGTGTTCGACACACCTAAGCGACCGATTGTTGGACCAAGAGGCGATAAAATTGAACTTGGAGTTATTGAATACTGGGAAAACGAAGTTGAAGGATTAAAACAAGATCAAAACGGATTAAACGAATTTTATAGACAATTTCCAAGAACTACTCAACATGCTTTTAGAGATGAATCAAAAGCTTCACTTTTTAACTTGGTTAAAATATATGAACAAATAGATTTTAATGAAGATTGTAGTAGTTATAAAATGGTTACTAAAGGTTCTTTTCAATGGGAACATGGAATAAAAGATACAAGAGTTATATTTAAACCAAACGAAAGTGGTAGATTTAATATAACATGGGTACCACCTATAAACTTACAAAATAATGTTGTAATGAAAAATGGTGTAAGGTATCCTGGAAATGAGCATACAGGATGTTTTGGATGTGATCCATACGACATATCAGGAACAGTAGATTCAAGAGGTTCAAATGGATCTTTACACGGACTTACAAAATTTTCTATGGAAAACGTACCACCAAATATGTTTTTTTTAGAATACATATCAAGACCACAAACTGCTGAAATATTTTTTGAAGATGTTTTAATGGCTTGTGTTTTTTATGGTATGCCAATATTAGCAGAAAATAATAAACCTAGATTACTATATCATTTTAAAAGAAGAGGATATAGAGGTTTTTCAATGAATAGACCAGATAAACTTTTTATGAAATTATCTGTTACAGAAAGAGAAATAGGTGGAATACCTAATTCTAGTGAAGATATAAAACAAGCTCATGCAGCTGCTATTGAATCAT